CTAATCAAATGACACTACCTCCTAATGCTTGATTGATAGAATCAATATCAAAGGTTGGTGAGGTTGTATTGATTGTGATGTGGTTTGTGTTAGCGGTACTTGAAGTATTGTTTGTACTGTTCGTAACTTGGCTAGAACCTTTTAGGTTAAATGTATCACTAAAGAAGCCTCCAACCTTACCAAAAAAGCCTCCAACTTTATCTGCTGCTTTACCTGCGAAATCACTAATACCATCAGTAACATTTGTTGCTATATTACTAATCCCTTCTGTAACACTACCAAAGACATTTTTAACCTTACCACCAAAGTCCCCTATCTTTTTAGGCAACTCTCCAATCCATTCAAAAATCTTTTGAATAAACTCGATAATTTTTTGAACGACCTTCAAGATTGGATCTAGGACTGTCTTTAAGACTTTGATTGCTGGAACTAATATCGCTTGTAAGACTTGGCCTAAAGTTGTAATGAGTGGTGCCAGTGCTTCTAGTATTTCGGCAAACATGGTTACTTGCATAATCAACGGCATGAGTAAAACATCTAAGATAGGTACTAATAAATCGACAAGCATGACAACTAAATCGATAATCACATCAAGGATAGGTTGTAACGCTGTAAGGAGTGCATCAACGATCATCATGATCGGAGGAAGCAACAACATAAATGTTTCCATCAGTCTATCAAGCAAAGCTCTAAACTCTTCACTTTGAAATAAAGCAAGGGCTAAAATGGCGATTAGAGCGCCAATACCAAGGGTAGCAAAGTTTATACCTGCCCCTGCAAAAAGCCCTGCAGACCCAACACCTTTAAGCGTTATGGCCACAATATTTAAAAGCGGTCCAACCTTACTGACAACCCCGAGTACTGGGCCAATAGCCGCAACTACCCCTATCAGTGTTGCGATCATTTTCTTTGTATCTGAATCTAGACTATTCCATCTTGTAATCCAGTCTTTAACAACTGGTATCATTTCATCTCTGACTTTGATGATTAAGTTTTGAATCACAGGCATAAGTGTACTTGCAATATCTACTGCTAGACTTGATAATGCTTGTTTGGTTCTATCTAGGGCATCCGTAAACTCACCCGCTTGAGCTGCTTGTTCATTCGTCACAATACCAAGTTCTCTTGCTTCTTGTCTTAAACCATCAATAACTTCTGCTTCTTTAGATAAAACGGGAATAATGTCAGCTGCAACTCTCTCACTTAATAAATCATTTGCCACACCTAGTCTTATTGCTTCATCTTCCACTTTACTTAAAGCATCTCTAATCAGCAAGAATGCTTCATCTGCATTCTTACCTTTTAAATCATCAACAGTCAGTCCAATTAAACCTAAACTATCCGAAAACTTATCACCATTACCAGTTGCAATATCACCTAAGATACCATTAACTTTAACAAAAGCTCGTTCCATTCTTTCTGTTGAGACACCTAAAATAGTTGCGGTATGATTCCACTCTTGAAATGCTTCAGCTGATAAACCAATCTTTTCTGCAGTATCACCGATCTCATCTGCAGTATAAGCAGTCTTTATCGAAAAGGCTGTTAAAGCAGAAACGGCTCCTAAGATAGGAACCGTTACAGATTTTGTTAGTGTTGAACCTAGTTTACCAATTTTATCAAACTTGGCATTACTTAATTCTTTGATTTTATTGTTTGTATTGCTTAACTGACCATTAAGTTTTCCAAGTTCAGCTTCAGTGTATTGAACATTGCGTTTGAGCTTATTAAACTCATCTTGACTCATGTCACCAATTTGAACTGCTTTTTTGGCTTTTTCAAGTTCTAGGTTTTGTGTATCTAGTCTTTTCTTAGTTGTTTGTAAAATACTATTTAATTTATCTTGTTTTGATTTCCATAAATCAAGATTGGAACTATCATATCTTAAATTAGCATTAATGGCTTTTAGATCTTTATTTTGCTCTTTGAGATCCTTTTTTATATCTTTAAGCTCATTTTCTAAATCTCTACCATCAAGGCTAAGTTTGATATTGAGTCCTTTTACTGTTTCTGCGATGTTTCCACCTCCTAAAAGAAAAACACATCGTAACCGATGTGTTAACTTAATTCTAGCTTTTTAAGAAAAATCTTATTTCTTTTTTCTGAATTATCTAATATTGATGAGTAAGGAATTATTTCTATAAAAACTTTTAATGAGTCGTTATAGATAAAGTATGTATGTCCGGTTGAGGAAACTGACATATTATGACGTTTTATTATGCGTTTTAATGATTCAGTTAAATCTGCGATTATATAAACAGTAAATCTCGTGTTCTCATCTATATCAAGTACTTCTCCATTTTGACCTGTAACAGTTTTTTGTTTTACTAGTTCTATATAGTTATATACTTGATCGATAGGGCTATTTCGATTTGAATAATCATCTCTACCAGGTCTTTTAAATTCTACAACAGTTACATTGTTTACGTTACCATTAGTTGAATCCGTGAATGATACTGCATCTAAAAACAATCCATCTGGTCTTTCTTCTTTTTCTTCTTCATCAAATATTTGTCTTAAAGGTTTATCTGAAAAAAACTTATAAGAATATGCTAATCTTTCATCAATGAGCCATAAATTATGTTGATCATAATCAATGGTTGAATCATCAGCATTCATAGGAAAAAATAGCTTATGTAATTCTTTTTCTTTAAAGTATTTATCTTTATTTTCATATTCCAACATCTTACCTAATAACTCAATAACGAGCTTTCTTTTTACTACATAAGATACTAATTCAGACTTAGCTCCATCAGTGATGTTTTCAACTAACTCATCTATTCTACTTTGTTCTATTGTAGAAAAATCCGTAATATTGTTAACTTGTTCGAAATTTTGTAAATTTATTTTCTGATTTATCTTATATAGTTCTAAATCTATATTTTTCTTTGACTTCACTGTGCTTAAAGTTATTTTCTCTAACTCAGGTTTGCTTTTCCTTAGAAGATATCGATATTCAGGAGCATTTTCATAAATGTACTTTTGAATCATTTCCATTTTTTCTTCTCGATATGGCTCTAAAAATTTGTCCAAATAATTTACTACAAACCTTGTCACTTCGCTATAGATATTTAACTGATCACCAAACATATCATCTTTTGTTGTTTTTTCAAACAAGATAGTATTAAATTCACTTCTTTCTTGATTAACATCATGATCAAGGGCATCACCAGAAACAAAACATTGGTAAACTGCATCTTGACCATCAATATCAAAATGAGAAGGCAAATCATCTATGCTAGGAATACTATAAGATTTTACAACTCTTTTTTGAGCACATACATATATTTTATGCTTCTCTCCAGATCCGTTTTTTAAAAAAATGTGTTTTAGTTCAAAGTCATTATCTCCCACCTTAATATTATCGTTATGGGATTGAATATATTTTTCATTTCTGAAGTATTCATTAATGTTAATCAGGTTATCGTTTTCTTCAATTGTAAGAATGACGTCAGTGCCTATAGCAAAAATTGATGTAAAATGTTCAATAATTTTGTTTGCAATTTCACTTAATGATATTTGAGTCTTCTTATAGTATTGTTCTTTTAATTTCTTAAGATAAATAACAGTTTGGATGTTCTCAGAAGTATCTTCAATACTATCATTATAAATTTCCTTATCAATTGAAAAAGAAAACTTTCTTTTTAATCTGCTGTCACTGTTTTTGTAGACACTTGTAATTTCAACATCACTAAATACCTTAAGCCAATTTAGTCTGCCAATTCCTTTTCCGCCTATTTCTCGTTTATAATCGGAATCAAACGTACGAAAAGAAACCATATTTTTATCGTTAAATCCAATGCCATTATCAATCACATAAATACATTTGATTGGATAATCTTCACCTTCAATTAAGGGCGAATTTTGTCTCTCAATTTTTATTTGAATTTTCCCATTTTCTACACTATTTTCGTTTATAGCTTGAAAAGAATTAGATATTGCTTCATATAATGATGTAAATGGGTCTTTTGGAGTAGGGAAATTCTGAATTCTTCCTAAAAAATTGTGTTGCATCTTCATATTCATGCCCCCTTAATAGATTTACCATATCTACCATTTTATCACAGGGTTACTAAAGAAACAATTTTATATAAGAAAATTATCAATATCATTTTGTGTTGCTCTTTTACTAGATTTAGACCCACTAATAACATTCTTCTCTAATTCTACGATTGAGAAGTATGTATCTAGATCAAATGATTTTGTATCTTCAATGGATAATCCTAGATGGACAAGATTAAAGATGATGTTAGCTGTAATGTTTTTTTCTTCAGTGCTATTTTGATTTGCTGGGTGAGGGTGTGCTTTTCTGAAATGTCCCGAGCATTTCACCTATCGTATTCGTCAGATTTTGTAATTCATCCTGGTTACTTAATAAACCAAAATCAAGAGACATTAAAAAGTCGTTATATGATTGCTTACTAAAAGGTCTATGAAGCACATAGATGATCCTGAATATCGTATCAATGACTTTCGATAAATCTTCTTCTTTTTTACCAGTCTTTTCTAGCTTTTTTATATCACTAAATAGTTCCGTTGAAAATACATTACGGTAATCAATAATCGTAAATAGTGATGAATGCAGGCGATAGTCTTTATCCCCTAAATTAAGTGTTTTTTCCATATATTACCCCTTACAAGAATGTTGGAAGCGTAGGTGCAGTTGTTAGAAATGTTGCGTAATTTGTATCACTTGCTCCTGCGATTGCTCTTAAGATCAGATTGTTTCCTGCTTCAATTGGTCTTGCTGTAATATTAAGTTCGATTGAATTTGCTTCAATAGAATCTGATTTTGTTTTACTTGAATCTCCTGAAGGAGACGCTGTACATAAGAAATACCATATACGTCTTGCTTTTAAGTCACCTTGAATTTCATAGCCTAATGCAAATGTTTTTGTTTCTGCATTCACAATTTCTATTAAGTTCCCATTGGTATCTTCTAAGAAACCAAAGATATCTTTTTTAAACGCTTCATCAATTTCAGTGAACTTAAGTGTCACATTAGACCCTGAGTTAGATACGAGTGTCTTAATCACCTTATCATCTGCATAAACTTGTGCACTACTACCAATGACCTCAGTACTAATTTCTTGTGCACCTTCTAATCGCTTAGGGACTCCAAAGGTCCAACTACCATCTTCTGTTTGTGTTGCTAGTGCATAGTGCACATTGGTTAAACCAAATGTTACTTTATTACTCATTGTTATAAAACCTCCAATTTGATTTCATATACACGGTTTATCGAACCGTCTTCATTTTGATACTCAGTGATCATTTGAAACTCATAACCACCATAATATAAAGATACCTCGAGCTTTTCTTCTAACTCGAGGTTTTTATTCTTTGTTATTAAATTAAGTTGGATCGTTAGTATACGCATGGTTACTTTATCATCTGCATACATGGATCCTCTATTTGATACTTCTTGATAAATGATGTAATCATCACTCGCATCAATACTGTCTTTTTTACCATAAGACACTTGTCCTGGTAAAACAGAACTTAATGTAAGGTAGAGTGATTCTAAAATTTCTTTCATATCAGTTTCCTTTAGAAATGATTTCTTTGATATCTTCTAACATCTTTGGTGTAAACATATCATATGCTGGTCTCATAAAAGGTCTTGGTCCGACATACTTTCCACTTCGGTGTGTATAGCCAAACTCAAGTAAATGTGTGAGTCCACCTTTACCTTCAGAATAGATGGATATAGAAGTGTTCAGCCCACTTCCATTTGACGTTGCGACAAATGAATCCGCAAATGCATTTGTATAACCACTTCTTGGTGCATTGCGTTTCATATAATTTAATATATCTTCTGCAGTATCACTTAGTCTTTTCTCAAGCTTAGGAATTATGCCTTCTACATAGATTTCTATTTCATCTTCAATGGCCTTGCCTAAATCATCAAGTGTAATCAATGATATCACCTAACTTGATGGATGTTCTTTTTAAATAAAGTTCAATAAATTGTCCTGCTTGATAGGTTCTTTCTATCTTATAGATAACACTACCTATATCCACATACTTAGAACTATCATAGACGATTCCTTGTACTTTAACCGCGATATCAATTCTGATATCTGAACGTTTACTTTCATAGTACTCTCTTGAAGTAATCGAAAAATTAATACCAATCACTTCTTTTTTCGACTTAAATTGATAACTCATTACACCCATGGTGTTAGGAACCATCTCCAAGGTTAGTAAGTGCATTCTTATATTGGGGGAATTTGGATACATTTTTTTTAGCTCCCTTTTGTTAATGCGAGTTGACCTACCAGCATATCAAATGACTTGGGTAGTTCTTTTGCGCTTCCATCGTTTTTAAAGCCATAAAATGTCTTCACATAAATAATAATGACTGTACTAACCATTGGATTTGATTCATCATTTATATAAGAAGGATCAACCCCACAACT